ATCTCAGCAAACGTTTTGCTATGAAACGCTTCTTGGGCATGACTCAAGAAGAGATTACAGAAAACGAACGCATGTGGCGAGAAGAGCAAGGTGGCAATCTAAAACCAGTGTTGGATGCTGCTGGACAGATGCGTTCAGTGGGCATTACTCCTTCAGGCACACAGGCAGATATGGCAGGTCAAACAGCAGAAGCACCAGAAGAAGCACCTGTAGATCCAGGTGCAGAAGGTGAAGCAGCGCCAGCAGAACAACCAGTTCAGTGATAAATATCATATGCTCCTATTAGAATTCCTTTACTTTAATGACAATAACAACGACTTTGCAGTCGATCGTCGTTATGAAAACAACAAAGACAGTTCTGTGCTCAAAAGAAGTGACACTAGAAAAACTCGTTTAACACTAAGACAAATTAATAGACTGCGCATGCAGGCAGAAGCACACGACTATGAACGTGATTCTGAATTGGAATTTGTAAGACAAATGTATGGAGCACCAGCAGGTGAAGCAGAGCAACCAGCACAATAACGTTGCATTTGTATTAGGCAACGGCACCAGCAGAACAAGTTTAAATCACAACAGCTTACTGGACAAGGGCATAGTCTATGCCTGTAATGCCATGTACAGAGAATTTGAACCTCACTATCTTATAGCTGTAGATGTCAAAATGGTCAATGAAATAGTGGCATCTGGCTATAACAAAACACATGCTGTATGGACAAATCCCAACAAAGGTATCAGTACCAAGCATCATCTTAATCTATTTAATCCGCACAAGGGTTGGAGCAGCGGACCTACAGCTCTTTGGTTTGCCAGCGAGCAGGGACATAGAGAGATTTATATTTTTGGATTTGATTATCAAGGTCTACAGGGTAGGTTCAACAATATGTACGCAGATACCTACAACTATAAAAAAACCAGCGACACTGCCACCTTCCATGGTAATTGGTTAAGTCAGACTGAACGAACCATCAAAGATTTTCGACATACTCAATACTATCGTGTGATCAATCCAGGAGACTTTGTGCCTGATCAACTGGGCATACAAGTCAAAAACATCAAGCACATCACCTATGACGACTTTAACAGTCGTTTTCCTGGCTGTACTTATACCGCTGAAACTGTTCAAAAAACTACCATTTAACACACTTTTGTAATCAGAGTGTTAAATAAAACACAGCCTAACAATCTTGAAGGAGAATATAACATGGCAGAAAAATCACTACTTGAGCAGATGCTCGAGCGCTTGGTCAACGACGATCAAGCCAAAGCAGAAGAATTATTCCACGAGTATGTAGTTGCAAAATCTCGTGAGATCTACGAAAATCTAATCGAAGCTGAAATGACAGCTGACGGTGAAGAAGATCCAGAAGTTAAAGAAGAATCAGAAGTTGATGAAGAGAACGATTTGGACGAAGAATTTGAAGAAGTTGCCTACGAAGGTGACGACGAAGTTAGCGGTCCAGCAGGTGACATGGGTGACGATCTAGCTGGCGAAATGGGCCCAGAAGAAGATGACGACCTAAGTGCAAACAGCGAAGAAGAATTATTCCAAGACCTAGACAGCATTGTAGACGAACTACAAGCACGTTTTGACAAGCTAGGCGGTGGTGAAGAAGGCGGCGAAGAAGGCGGCATGGACGGCATGGGTGGTATGGGTGGCGACAAAATGAAAGATGATTTCGATCTAGCCACAGTACGTGAGTATGTTGAAAAAGTTGCTGGCGGCCACGGTGCAGAGAAGAAAGGCCAAGGTGAAGGCGCACTGTCGGGTACAGGCAAACTCAGTCAAGGTTCCAGCACTAATGCCAAGTCTATCGTTGCAGGCAAGAACGACATGGGTGGCACAACTGCCAACATCCTAAGCAGCCGTAATGGTGCTGATGCTGGTGAAGTTGGTGCAGGTAGAACAATTAAAGGCTCTGCACTAAGCGGTCAGAGTCCAAAAGAAGATAACGCAGGCAATATCAATGTTCCAGGCGGCAAGGCAGGTGGTGCTTTCAGTAAGAAAGAGCCAGGTCATGGTGCAGAGAAGAAAGGTGAAGCTGAAGGCAAATTCAGCGGCACAGGTGGTTCTTCCGGTTCAGTTGATAAAGCAAGCCTTTTCCGTGGTCGTAGATAATAGGACACAATGGTGAAAACTAATCTCAGTGAACAATTGAGTTTTGACCAGGCAAAGATTGTCTTGGAGAGCGAAGGTGAGGGCGAAACAAAATCGCTGCATCTGAACGGTATCTGTATTCAAGGAGATATCCGTAATCAGAACCAGCGAATTTATTCTTCCTTTGAGATTGGCAAGGCTGTCAAAACGCTTAACGAGCAGATCTCTGGCGGATATTCAGTTTGCGGAGAGTTAGATCATCCTCAGGATTTAAAAATCAATCTAGATCGTGTTAGTCATATGATTACCAAGATGTGGATGGATGGTCCTAACGGCTACGGAAAACTTAAAATAATCCCTACTCCAATGGGTCAGTTAGTACAGACCATGTTGCAGTCGGGAGTGAAGTTGGGTGTATCGAGTAGAGGTTCCGGTGAAGTAGATGGCAGTGGTAATGTTCAAGGTTTTGAAATTATCACGGTTGATATTGTAGCACAACCTAGCGCCCCGGGAGCTTACCCAACTCCAGTATACGAACACTTGATGAATACAACAGGTGGATTTAAGGCATTTACAATGGCAAAAGAAGTACAAGGCGACCCCAAGGCACAGAAATACTTAGCAGAGAGTCTGGTGAAGATCATCAGAGGTCTCAAATAACCAGTAGGAGAATCACATGCTAGATATCGTAAAACAATTGTTTGAGAACAATGTGATTTCCGAAGAAGTCAAATCGGAAATTGAATCAGCTTGGCAAAGCAGAATTCAAGAAAATCGTGACCAAGTCACTGCCACACTTCGTGAAGAATTTGCACAAAAGTATGAGCACGACAAGTCCGCAATGGTTGAAGCAGTTGAAACAATGTTAGCAGATCGCCTACAAGCAGAGCTATCAGAGTTAGCCGAAGACCGCCAAGGACTTATCGATGCACGTACAAAATACACACAAAAAATGAAATTAGATGCCACAGCAATGGAAGCATTTGTATTGAATAATTTGCGTAAAGAACTTGCAGAGTTACATGAAGATCGTAAAGCAGTTGCTGACAACGTTGGTAAATTAGAATCTTTTATCGTGGATGCACTAGCGAAAGAAATCGCAGAATTCCATGCAGATAAGCAAGACTTAGCTGAAACTAAAGTAAAACTGGTGCGTGAAAGCAAAGCCAAGTTTGAACAGATCAAGAAAGATTTTATTGCTCGCTCATCAACTATCATTCAAGAAACAGTCTCCAAAGGACTCAAAGCTGAAATGGTACAGTTGCGCGAAGACATTGACGCTGCCCGCAGAAATGATTTTGGCCGCAGAATTTTTGAAAGCTTCGCAAGCGAGTACGCTGCCAGTCATCTCAATGAGAAGAGTGAAACAGCTAAACTTCTAAGAGTGGTTGCTACAAAAGAGCAAGAACTTGAAGAAGCAGCAAGAATTGTTGCAGAAACACAAAAGTTAGTAGAGAGTCGTGAACAAGAATTACGTATTGCACAAAACACAATGGATCGCAAAGAAGTTATGAGTGAATTGCTTGGTCCGTTAGGTGGAGACAAACGTGAGGTGATGAAAGAATTACTTGAGTCAGTTCAGACAGAAAAACTATACACCGCTTATGACAAGTATCTACCTTCAGTAATGAACGGTGGTAACATGCCAGTTAAAAAAGCGTTGACAGAAGGCAAAGAAATTACAGGCGATAAAAATCAGGCACAATCTTTTAGCAGAGAAGAAAAATCTGCTGAAATTTTTGACATCCGCAGGCTTGCGGGACTAAAAGTTTAAGGAGAACTATAATGTCACAATTACTCGAGTCACGCTGGTCGGAAACCAAAGAAGCTCTTTTAGAAGGTCTTCAAGGTAACAAGCGTTCAGTAATGGCAACTACTCTAGAGAATACCCGCAAGTATTTGGCAGAGAGTGCCTCAGCTGGCGCCACATCCGCTGGCAACGTTGCAACCCTAAATCGTGTGATCCTTCCAGTGATCAGACGTGTACTACCTACCGTTATTGCTAACGAGTTAGTAGGTGTACAACCAATGACTGGCCCAGTTGGTCAAATACATACACTACGTGTTCGCTATAGTGATACATTCACTGGCGCCACAGGTGACAGTACCACAGCTGGTGAAGAAGCACTTAGCCCATTCAAGATTGCTGAAGGCTATTCTGGTAATACCAACGGCGTAGCTGATGCAACAGCTGCCAAAGAAGGTGTTGCTGGTAACAGACTAAGCATCCAAATCTTGAAGCAAACAGTTGAAGCCAAGACACGTAAGTTGTCAGCTCGCTGGACTTTCGAAGCTGCTCAAGATGCACAAGCCCAACAAGGTATTGACATCGAAGCAGAAATCATGGCTGCTCTTGCACAAGAGATCACAGCTGAGATTGATCAAGAAGTTCTACGTAGCCTAGGTACTTTGGCTGCTTCAGCAGGTAACACTCACGCATACAATCAAGGTGGCGTATCTGGTGTTGCTACATTCGTTGGTGACGAGCATGCCGCATTGGCAGTCGGTATCAATCGTGTTGCAAACGTGATTGCTCAGCGTACACGTCGTGGTGCAGGTAACTGGGCTGTGGTTAGCCCACAAGCATTGACAATTCTTCAAAGTGCTACAACTTCTGCGTTCGCAAGAACAACAGAAGGCACATTCGAAGCACCTACAAACACCAAGTTTGTTGGTACATTGAATAGCGCAATGAAAGTGTATGTAAACACATACGCTGCTGATAACAGCGCAATTGTTGTAGGTTACAAAGGTTCTAGCGAATCTGATGCAGCAGCATTCTATTGCCCATACATTCCATTGATGAGCAGTGGTGTTGTTCTTGACCCAGCAACTTTTGAACCAGTCGTATCATTTATGACACGTTATGGTTATGTTGAGTTAACAAACACAGCATCTTCTCTAGGTAATGCAGCTGACTACCTAGGTCAGGTAACAATCGCTGGTGTAAGTTTTATCTAATTTTAGATTTACATATACTTGTAACAAATTCAAAAAGGCTCTTCGGAGCCTTTTTGTTTGACTTAAATATCACATGCATTTGAACAATGAAAACGATTTTGTGTTATTGAAGCACCAATTTGCAGAATGGCGCCGGAGATTCCCTATGTTTGTTCACGATGTGCAACGCATTGAAAAAATCATAGACGAGCATATCCAGGAACACAGCAAAATAATGGTCATGCATAGACAGACCAAAAATCGTAGCTATTTAGAAAAAGCACAGCAAGAAATAGATACCATTAATCAAGTGCTGGGCACAGTGGAAAAAATGGAACTGATGAGTCTACTCAGCCGCGGATAAATAAAGTATCTAAGTTAGTTATGCGGTACCCGCCGCGTAGACCTAGAACGTCAACATAAGGAGAAACAAATGGGA